TGAAAAATCATAATCCGGATGTGGTGTTAGGGCGAATTTCTGCAAAAACATTGACGGTTACGGAAGATGAACACGGTCTTTTCATACGCTGTATCCCGCCAGACACACAAGAGGCTAGGGATTTACAAACCAGTATTAAACGTGGAGACATAAACCAAATGTCATTTGCGTTTACAATTGCTGATGATGGGGATTCGTGGGCATGTGCTGATGATGGGACAGTTATTCGAACAATCAACTTATTTGAAGAAATTTTTGATGTAAGTCCGGTAACATATCCGGCATATCCAGAAACATCCGTGCAAGCAAGATCAATAGCACAAGAGAAGAAAAGTCCAATACCTAAAATGGTATCGACAAACAAAAGAAAACGTCTATTACTAGTAGAAAAGGAGATGCAAATATGACAAGAATTGAAGAATTGAAACAAAAAAGAGGGGCTTTAGTCAAAGAAGCAAGAACCATCATCGACCGATGTGATACAGAAAAACGTGATATGAACGCGGAGGAAAACGTGCAATATGACAAAACAATGGAAGATGTCGACAAACTAGGTGGTGATATTACGCGTGAAGAACGTCTTTTGAGCATAGAAACAGGGCTAAGAGACAATCCGGCAGCACAACCACCGGCACACGATGATCCTGAAAAAGAACAACGTGCTGCTTTTACAAAATATTTGAGGTCAGGAAATGCGGCATTAGGAGAAAATGAAATTCGGGCTTTGCAGGCTGATGTTGATACGATTGGTGGATATTTGGCAGCACCACAACAGTTTATTTCACAACTACTTAAAAATGTTGATGATGCTGTCGTGATCCGTCAATTGGCAACTGTTATTCCATTGGCATCAGCAGAATCTTTGGGAGTTCCAACATTGGACACAGATTTATCAGATGCAGACTGGACAACCGAACTGGCAACGGGCAAGGAAGATACTAGTATGAAATTTGGGAAACGTGAACTGCGCCCGCATCCGTTTGCAAAACGTATTAAAGTATCTAGTAAATTACTTCGTTCATCGACAATTGATGTAGAAGCATTGGTCAGAGATCGTCTTGCCTATAAATTTGGTGTAACGCAGGAAAAAGCGTTTATGACTGGATCAGGCAAAGATCAACCTCTTGGCGTATTTACACCATCAAAGGATGGGATTTCGAAAAGTCGTGATATTATTGGTGCAAATACAGCAACTTCAATTAGTGCGGATGGTTTAGTTGATGCAAAATATGCTTTGAAAGGGCAGTACTTAAATGCTGCGAAGTGGATATTTCATCGCGATGCATTGGCTCAAATCAGAAAATTAAAAGACAGCACAGGTCAGTACTTGTGGCAGCCTGGTATTTCCGGTGGTATTCCAGACAGAATTATTGAACTTCCATATGTCATGTCGGAATATGCACCAAATACCTTTACAAAAGGTATGTATGCCGGAATTTTAGGAGATTTCAGCAAGTATTGGATTGTAGACGCATTAAATATTCAAATTCAGCGTCTTGTTGAACTTTATGCTGAAGCAAATCAAACTGGATTTATTGGCCGGGTTGAATGCGACGGTGCACCAGTATTAGAAGAAGCTTTTGTTCGTGTAACATTAGGACAATAAAATTTAATTGAGGAGGAATAAATAGAATGAATTTATCTACACGTATAAAATTAACGCTGGTTAAAGCAGCACAAGCAACCGGAACAACTGAGGTGGATAGTAAAATTCTTGATATGGAAGGGTATGAAGGGGTCATGTTCTTTGGTTCACTTGGTTCCGCAAATAGTGGGAACTATATTAAAGTGCAGCAAGATTCAGATCCTGCGTTTGCGACCGTGAAAGATTTAGCGGGCAGTAAGGTTGTTACTACCGCAGACGGTGAAGTCGCTTATGTGGATGTATACCGACCAACAGAACGATATATACGTGCATCCGTCATTCGAGCGGGTGCTACCACCATAACGGGCGATATTTATGCATTGCAGTATGATGCTCGTACGTATCCGCAACAAAATTTGTTAGATGGTGTATGCATAGGCGTGACAGTGGATTCACCGGATGAAACGACAATTGTTTAACAGGGGGCGGGGAAACCCGCCTATCTCTTTATAGGGGGTAAAAAATATGGCTTTATCATCCCAGGCATTAACAACAGTCGATAATGCCAAAATTTATCTTGAAATTGATGATTCAAGTCAAGATACAGCTATTGAACAATTGATCAATGCAATTAGCAATGATATAGCATCTAAATGCAATCGAAATTTTCGTCAATCCACACAAACTGAAAAAATAACAGGTTCGGGCAATCAAATAATCGCTCTAGGTATGTATCCTATTGTTTCAGTTGATTCGGTAATCGTGAATGAAAACTTGATTGATCCGTCTGCATATGAGATTTTAGCGGAATGCGGAGAACTGTTAAGACAAGATAGTATTTGGCCATCCGCAGAACGTTGCAGCCAAGGGTATCATTTTCCTATGCCAGAGATTAATCAGCAGCCAGCACCGGAAAAAAGAAATATTTCGGTAACGTATACGGGTGGATATACATTACCAAGCCAAGAAAATATAAAATCTGATCCACCGATTGTAAGAACGCTGCCTTATGATCTTGAAATGGCATGTATGAAAATGGTTGCGATTGATTTGCAGCTTAAAGGGAATGAACATACCGCATCAGAGACTATTGGACCAATACAATCCAAGTTCATTGCAGATTATCCGCAAAGTGTGTTAGATGTGATTGAACGATATAAAAAGCCGATGATTGTATGAAGAAAATAGAAATAACCGTGCAGACGTCTAAAAAGATTAACAATAGTGAAGGTATTGTTGAAAGTGCGTGGGTAAATGTTGGAACGTTGCGAGGTACCATGTTTCCAGAAGATAATTCCATAGAACAAACAGGAACAGGGTGGCAAGCAAAAAAAGAGTATCGATTTATATACAAAGGATCATCCACATTGCTCATAAAAGGGAATCGAATTATTACACCAGATAAAGAAATTCTCTATATTATTAAAGCACTGAATTATGGTAAAGCGATCGATGTGCACATTAGTTTAAACATACCGGGAGGTGGAAGTATTGTCTAATCGGCATAATAGAAAAAAAGAATTTACTAGGACATTTTTTGAAGATATGGGGAAAAATGTTGAAGGTGCAGCAAAAAAAGCATTGCTTGTGGGCGGTAAGATTGTTACTGATGAAGCAAAAATGCTTTGCCCTACTGATGTAGATGGTGAACATTCCGCCGCACCAGGAGCCTTGCAGGAAAGTGTAACTTTTGTACAAAATCGTGCAGGAACGCGTGTGAAAATAACAGCACCGGCCAAAAATCCAAAAACAGGTGTGCCATACGGCCAATTTGTAGAATTTTGGCCAGGACGAAAACACCCATTCTTATATCCGGCAATGGATGCACGACGCGATGAAGTAAGGGGATTAGTTATTAAGGCGGTTCGAGAGGCGGTGCAAGAAAGTGTTAAGTGAGGAACTTGTGACGGCTTTAAAAACAGTCGTGCCACAAGTTTTTTTATTATCACCGCCGGTACAAATCGGTGATATGATCGATGGCAATGAATTAACATACCCTTATATTATTTATGATGAAGCATCCGATCATGGTGCTTTTTTTGCTGATAATACCGAACAAAATCGTGAAGTGGCATGGAATGTTAGTATTGTAAATAATACCAGCACAACAATATTAGCTGAAAACGTAATAGTAGCACTCCATAACATTGGGTATGAACGAGAGATGAAACATGATTTATATCAAAACAAAGAATATGTAAAAATAATGAGATTTAAGGGGATGAAATAATGGCAATAGTAGGTGTAAGTAATTTTCATTATGCAAAACAATTAACGGATACTTTAACGGGAACAACCTATGATGCAGTAAAAAAAATATCAGGGGTTGTAAACCTCGATGTAAAGCCGGGGTCAAGTTCCGCGACATTATATGCAGATAATGGACCAGCGGATACGGCAACGACTTTGGGAGAAATTGCTGTTAGTATTGAATTAAAAGAATTACCGTTGGAAGATCAGGCTGCACTTTTAGGGCATACTTTGGCAGCGGGCGTAATGACTTCAAAAACGTCGGATGTAGCACCGTATGTGGCGATTGCATTTGAAGGTTTGAAATCAAATGGAAAAAAACGGTATGTAAAATTGCTCAAAGGAATGTTTCAAGAACCAGATGATAGTTATAAAACAAAAGATGATAAGGTAAACTTTCAAACAGGGAAAATTGAAGGGAAATTCATTATGCGTACGTATGATGAACAGTGGAAACGTACAGCAGATGAAGAATCAGCCGATTATTTACCGGCAACTGGAACAGCGTGGTATACCGCAATTGAACCAACAACCTAACAAAAAAAAGTACGAGGCGGTATATCCCGCCTCTTATTTTTATGGGGGAATATCATGGAATTGACAATTACTATTAAAAAGAAAATATATGTTTTGCCACCAATGACTATGGGGCTGTGGAGAAACATGCAAAAAATAAAAACAGAACAAGCACAAGAACGCAGTGAATTATTGAGACTGGTTGATAAATTTAGTGATATAGATGATGATATCGTAATTGCTTTATTATCAAAACGAATTGAAATTATTATGGCAGAGCATAAAGAAAAAGATCAAGGGAAAATTGCTAAATTTATTGCAGAAGCATTTGACAATAAATTCACAGAAAAAGATGTGCTTGATGAGTTTGGAACGGATACTATTCCAGTGATTTTTTCCGGCATGGATTACGCAGTTATGGAAAAAATAACGGACAAGGGTAGTGAAATGCCAGATTGCAAAGGTAAATCAACTACGAATTTTGCCGCAATGAATGAATACCAACAAGTGCTACACCTATACAGTTTGATACACAGAGAGTTGCATTGGTCTAAAAAACAGATAGATGGTGAAGAACTGGACTATGTATTTGATTTATTTATTGCCGAAGCAAAAGGCAATGAAGAACCAAAAGGAGCATTTGAATCGGTATTTTAAAAAGGTGGTGAATATAAATGGCAACAACAATAGATGAATTAGTTATATCATTGGGGCTTGATTTATCAAAATTCGAACAAGATTATGCGGCAGCGTCGAAAGAAGTTAACGAAGCTACAAAAAAACTTACACGCGATGTCCGTTTAGAAAAATTGCGAATGGATATTGATATGAGTAAATTTGATGCAGCACAAACCTCGATTGGTGCATTTAATACCAAAATAGGTCATTTGAATACTATGTTAGAAAATCAAAAAAATGCCGTATTGCTTACGGCAAAAGCGCATGAAGAAGCGACTAAAAAACTGGGCGAAAATGCAAATGGAACAAAACGACTAGAAGAACGATTGTTACGAGAGCAAAAAGCGCAGGCAGAGTTAGAAAAACAATTAAGGCAGACAAATAAAGAACGTAAAGAAGCTTCGGTACTAGGAAAAGTAGGGGATACGGCGGGGACTGCAGCCAATGCCGGAGGTGCCGCTATGGCAGCACTTAGCGTTGTATCTACAAAAGCGGCTGTTGATGCCGTTGAGAATGAAAACTTATTTAAAGAATCATTCGGAGGGATGTCTGAACAAGCCAGAGCGTGGTCAAAGGGATTACGTGACGAACTTGGGCTAAATGATGGTGCTTTGAGAAAATCGGCGGGAACCTTTAATGTTATGTTCAAATCCATGGGATTAGGTGCGCCAAAGGCTTATGAATTATCAACAGGACTGACTAAGCTGGGGCAAGATATGGCCAGCTTTTACAATCTATCACCGGATCAAGCTTTTACGAAATTAAAATCTGGTATGACGGGGGAAATGGAACCGTTAAAAGAATTAGGCATATTGGTTGATGAACAAACCGTAAAACAGACTGCGTGGTCGAATGGAATAGCTCGTCAAGGTGCTGAATTAACCAATCAGGAAAAAGTTTTAGCGCGATACGCAACAATATTAGATCAAACAGCTAGTGCGCAAGGAGATTTGGCACGAACAGCGGACAGTCCAGCAAATCAAATCAGAAAATTAAAAGCAGAAGCCGAAATGCTTGAGGTTGAGTTTGGTACAAAATTACTGCCAACATTACAAGAAATGATGGGCGAACTACAAAATGTTGCGGATGCTTTTAATGGTATGAGTAAGTCTAGTCAAGATGGTGCAATGGAACTGGTAAAAGTTGGTGCGGAAATAGCAATTGCTAATACCGCTTTAAGAGGTATGGCATGGGCGTTAGGTGCGACTATATCGCCGTGGGTTACGTTAGGTATTGTTATAGGTACGGCTGTAAAGGGATTAGAGGACTATCTTACAAAGCAAAAAGAAGCTAAAGAAGTAGACACGTCGAAAAATTTAATCGGGGAAGAACCATCAAAAACAACGGCAAAAGTGCGCCAAGCTCCTGATGGAAGTTGGGAAAAAGAATCGAATGAATTAGGTTACATCACAAATAAAACATACACAAGCAATAGACCAATTAGTGGATATGGTAAAAAATGGGTAAAATTGACCGGTGATGAATTAGATGAAGTTCAAAAAAAGGCGGAAAGAACTAAATTTGCACTCATGAAAGGCGACAATCCAGATTCTTCGAAGGCTATAGAAGACGCGAAAAAAGAAGCAAGTGAGAAGGAAGCACTTGAAAAAATAAAACGGGCAGAAGCGGAACGGACAGCCGAAGAAACAAAAGATTTGAATAATGAAACGTATAAACTTACTCATAATAATCTTGAAGCTGAACTGAAGGATATTGATAGAAAAGCAGAAAAATATAAAGATCAAAAACTGAATGAAGTTGATGTTGCAAAGTGGGCGGAAGCAGCTAAAGCACATGCTAGAGAACAATTCAAGGAAGATGTTACAAATCAAATTGATTCAGCATTTAAGACAGATATGCAAAATAGACTGGATTCAATTGACCATGAAAAAACTGCATGGGAAAAGAAAGGGCTGGATGAAGTTCGGGCAGAAGAGTGGGCAGCACAACAAAAATCAAAAATACAAAGAGAATGGAATGATCAAGTTGCCGCTCAGATGGATGCTGTGTTTCAGACAGGATTACAAGCTCGCTTAAATGGTATTGAACGTGAAAAACAAGCATGGATACAAAAAGGATTAGACGAAGTTAAGGCTACCAAGCTAGCGGAAGAACAAAAAGCACAAGCAATTCGTGAAACAGCGTTAAACGCCATACAGCAACATAGAGACTATATTGAAATGTTGCGAGCGGCCATGAATGGTGGAGTAGCAACAACGTCAACTATAGCGCGTAGTGGGGCAAAAATAATTGACACATATGGTGATGGTCAAGATGCACTTTCAGCGGCTAGACAACAAATACTGGCCAAAGAACGTGAGAAAATAGGAATTAAACCAGGTGATACATTTAGTCCAGAACTTATGAATGAAACGGATCAATCATTGAAATGGGTGCATGATAACCTTATTCCTGGAATGACTAGTGATTCGCAACAGGGAACAAGAGATATAGAACGAGCCTCTATGGATATAACAAATAAATCAATGTATGGGAGCGGAAGTATTCGTTTTAATTTTGATAGTAACACCAGCGGGGAAATAGAAAATGTAAAAGCACAAGTATCGACTTTATCTGATACGTTTGCAGCTGTCGGGCAAGATTCTGCAACAAAATTCTTTCAGCCGTTTCATGAGCAATTAACAAATCTTGTAGGAAATATTGACGCATCAGCAAACAAGTCAGGGGATCAACAAACGATAAATAATATTGCACCAACTGTAACCGTCAATATTAATAATCCACAGGTACAAAGTAACATGGATATAACGTCACTGGCAGATCAGGTTGCAGACAAGATTACACCGGCAATTAAGCAGGCTATAGGGGGCGATCAAAATAGCTATTAGTATTGGATCAGCAAAATCTTTTTCACGTCCAACCGGATGGACAACGACCCCCGATGATCGTCAAACAAAGATCGAAATTATCGGGGGTGTTTACGTTCAAGATTATGGCGTTATCGATGCAGGTGAAACGATCGGCTGCACGGCTGTGTTTGATGAGAGAAATTGGGAACTTGTCAAACAGTACTGGACGACGAGAACTTTGGTGCCGGTAGCCGATGAACCAGAAAAATCAAACGAAGTCAGAACACCTTACGGAAATCGCCGGGTCGTTATAAAGTCGTATTCACCAGTTGACCGATTTAGAACAAAAATAAGCGCAACTCTTGAATTTTGGGCAGTATAGGAGGAAATAAGCATGTATATGCACATCTATTGCAACAATCCAACAGCGGGCGGGACAGATGGTACACAGATATCAGAAGGAACCGGCTTGCTGTCACCTCTGACAATAGGACCATTAAACGCGACAGAAAATGAAGAATCAGCAGCCATAAAACTAGCTGTTCGCTGTGAAACTGGCTATCAAACAGGAGCCGAAACGATTGTTACACCAACTGGGGCAACAAAAATAATGTGGGCATTAGCCTTAGACAATGGCGGTGTACCTGGAACTTTTGGGGCATATGGGGCGGCTTTGACTTTGCCAAGTGGTATCACCGCAACCAATACGCTGTTTTGGGTTAAAGCAAAATCCGTAAATACAGAAAGTCCTGCAAATGATACGACAGTAAGTCTTTACACGACCTGTGCGGCAATTGTAACGACATCGTGAGGTGATTATAGATGCTTGAAACATTTGATGAAGAATCACTTGCTTTAACTTTTACGGGCGATTGGGCATTATCAACAAAAAGTCCTCATTCAGGAAAGAATTGTTATAAAAGTGCAGTCCTTTCCATGGGGCAGAAAAGTAGCACGGAAATAACCTATACCCCGGGAGTAAATGGGGCACTTCTTTGGTTTTACGGTCGGATTAGTATCGCAGCGGATGACAAAGTACGTTTTTATCTGGATGGAACTCAATGGGGAGATATACAATCGGGAGAACAACCATGGCAGCCCTATACAGTTGAACTTAAAGCAGGTACAACGCATACGTTTAAATGGGAATATACCAAAGTAGGTAATAATTCATTAGGTGATAACGCCTTATACATTGATGATATCCATATTGAAGAATTTATGACAGGGGATTTTCTGGTTGATACAAAACGAATCGTAAAATTAGCATCAGCCGAATTTAATACGGATACAAAAAGAACCGTCGATGCATCCGTTCTTTTTTCATCAGAAACGAAACGTATAATAGCAAAAAAATTTGAGTTTTCAGCTGAAACAAAGCGCATCACGGCAACGGTTCTTGGCGGAACAACTTTAATTAGTATTTCAATAGAAGCAAAAACGCTTAGTGATACATTTTCCATCGAAACCGTAAAACCATTGAATATAGGAGCTGCCGTTAGAGGAACATTGCTGGGATATGACTACCAGTTTTTAGTTGAGCAGACAGATCAAACAGAAGATATACAGAAAATTACAGGAATGTATAACATGGATTTACTGCTTTTTACACCGCTAACGACCAATAAAGTCGATACAAATAGTGCCGAACGTGAAATAAAACAAGTAGCAACGGCAATCGGATTATCCGCGAGTGTAAACATTGATGACTTTAATCCGTCAACGAATCTTTCAACTGTTGGCGCAACCTATAAAAATATTGTTAGTTCGCTTTTTGGCTGGACCTCATCCTTGCCACAACGACAGGTGAATGTGTTTATTCGCGCCAATACACTCTATGCAATCCAGCGAGGAAAAGAATCCGGTACCGTAGAGATAGGGGGGAAACATACGCGTCCACATATCACTCGAAAAATAATCCGGTCGATGTGGGCAGGAACGGCGGGTTCAAAAAGCGTCAGTACAAGCGTTGTAATTTCACCAATCCCCTTTACAGGAAGCATACAGTTTGGTGATCAAACTGCATCCTATGCAGGGGGATTGCTCGTGAGCGAAGCACATGCCGGAACCATAACCTCCTATTCATATAGTAATCAATATATTTCGCATAAATCCACAATAAGTCCTAAAGCTAAAATTGAAACAGATTATGATTATGGCGGAACGGGTAGTGGATATACCCTTGCTGTTGAAACAGAGACAACAACGACACTCGATGATTCCGGGTCTGTTTCTGGAACAAGCGTAAAAGTTACCAGACACGTACCAATCGGAAATGATTGGTGGGGAACATCCGTAGAAGAAGATGGAGAACCGACAGGGGCAAGTATATCAAAGGGAAAACCAGGCGGTAAGACGAGCCTGTATTGTATTGATGCATCCAATCGAAGTTTAGGAAGTACCTATAATGATGGCAATGATGATGGAACCGGTCTGAATGGTAATTCATTGATTGATACAAATTTTCCAGTTTCAGATCTTACCACATTGCGAAAATTGACGGCAGCCATTGAATGGTTAAACGGGAAAATAGAGGAACATGTCGCAATGGATGTTTACGAACAGGAAAAAATCGACTTTGATAAAACGATAACCTATGCAGGAAATATCTATTATCTTGAAAAAAACACAATAACGCAAACGCCAAAAGAAATAAAACAATCAATTGAAATCGTGAGGTGGTACTGATGAACGGTGTACAAGGGTTAGCAAACTATATCGCAGATACAGTTACTAGCTTAAAAAATAAGCAAAGTGGTGTTGTATCAGGTAAAATGTGCGGAACATCCACTGTGTTGATTGGAGGAACTTACTATCCGGTTTCAGTAGCTGTCGATGTTCCGGCCGCAGATGGGGATTATGTTTGTTGTATGTTAAACGAAGCAAAAACAGTAGCCGTGGTGGTGGGAGCATGAACTGGACAAAAATTACGCAGATTATCGGCAGTATGTTGATAACCGCTGACGGGAATGCAATATATCCAATAGGAGACCGAATTTTTAATGTCGGTGATTATGTTTGGTCAGACGGAAAAGTGGCGTTCGGTCATGAAACAGGCGGTGGCGGGATTGTCGCAACGACGATGGCTAAAATACCGATCCTAAGCTATATAGATGGTAAATATACAATTGGAACAATGCATCACACATATCAGCCGCATAACAATTATGAGGCTGAGTTACTTCTAGGCTGTGTATTTGTAAATGATGAAAATAACGCATTTTTCCTAAGATTAAAAGAATATGAAGGAAATGTTAATCCAAACTTGAGTGTCACTGGAAAAGTGAAAGCATATAACATGCTGACGGGTAAGACAATCTTTGATGTAGTAGGTGTGATGGTAGTAGATGCAAATATAGCAGATGATGGAGATTTATTAGCACTTATTGTTGATGTGAACTTTGGTGCACTCTTAGAAGTTTGGTATCCAAGTCCTATGCAACCTCAATTTAACGATGTGAATGTTAAAATCTATAAAAATAGTGATGTTATTTTTGATTTTGCCGCAGTAATGCATGATATTTTTGTAAAAGCAAGCGCGATCGTAACCGCTATGTATACACCCCATGACCAAGGCGGCAATGCATCGTATATGTCGGCAAATACAAAAATACATAATGCTGTCATAAATAAAGATGGAAGTTGTAAGGCAACGGTGATTTCAGATTGTTATGTTCAATTAACGACTGTAATCAATGGGATTGGGTATACTACTGGTGTGAATGTATCTGCGTTTTGGGAAGTAGACATTTCAGTCGATGGACAGTACAGCCTTGAGCAACAAACAGATCAAATCAAAGCCCAGCTAAATGATGGATATTATTTTACAGGTATAATAGATGGATTTAATTCAAATGTGTATAAACCATTCGACGTATATGACAGCAATGATGAACCGATTACAACGATCAATCCATTGTCATCCGTATATAACGGACATATTTGGGGCGATGTTGGTTTCAATATAGCCTGTATTACGAAAATACAAGAAGGATATCTGATACATCTACGATCTAGATTTGATATTTTAAATGCTTTTGCGAATGCTAATATGACAGCAAATAATGTGATTCTATTGGTAACAAAGGATAAACAGGTAACTATACTTAAACCGGATTATGGATTCAATATGAGATTTGCAAAAATGTCATCGAGTAAAATAAACATACTTAAATCAAATCTGCAAAACATACTTAAAGGAGATGATTAAAATAGCAAATGAACAAAATTTTGAAATCAGACAAGGTGAAACATGGTCGCTAGGCATGACTATATTGGGGTCGGATGGCATAACGCCACAAGATCTGACGGGTGCAACTATTACCGGAGCTGTCAGGGAAAAGCCGGGTGCTGATAAAGTGGCAGTCATGGATTGCTCTATTGCAGATGCCACCGCCGGAGCTATTGCAATTAGCATGGCGGATGAAGTGACAGCCAAAATACCAGCAGCAACTTCCTATGATAAATCAAAGACATATTACTATGATATAAAAATGGAACGGAAGGACGGTGTGGGGATTTATTTACTAACTGGTACCATAATCATTTGGGGTGGTGTGCAGATTGGGTAATAATGAAATAACGGTAGTTCTTAGAGAAAATGTTGTTGAAAAAATTATAGTTAATACCGGAACACCTGGTCCGAAAGGTGATAAAGGCGAAAAAGGAGATCAAGGGATACAAGGTCCAGTTGGCGATAAAGGTGAAACTGGATTGACAGGACAAAAGGGTGATATTGGACCGCAAGGAGAGGCTGGGGCACAAGGTCCGAAGGGGGACAAAGGAGATACAGGCGCACAAGGCATACCGGGCGAAAAGGGCGAAACTGGATTGTCCGGGCAAAAAGGCGATACCGGACTGCAAGGAGAGACTGGCGTGCAAGGTCCAAAAGGTGATAAAGGCGATGTTGGGGCAGCCGGTGCGACTGCACTAAGCGGATTGACTGATGTTATAGAAACAAATTTGGCACAGGAAGATATATTAATTTATGATGCGACAGCTGGCAAGTGGACAAACTCACCCATATTAAACGATTTGCAAACGGCATTAAATACAATTAATGGGGTGAGCGAATGAGTATTGCTGATAGCCTCATATCACTTAAAAATACAAAAGCGGCAATAAAGGCTGCAATTATCGCAAAAGGGGTAGCCGTAGCCGATACAGATGCTTTTGCCACTTATCCTAGTAAAATAGGGAAAATTACTTCGGGCGGCGGTGGATCAAACGATATAAATACTCCGACAATTGTCCAGCACGGTATGTCTATAGGACAAGATATACCTGTAACGTTAGCCACTGCACCAACAGTTGGCAATATTTTATTGGCTTTTATAGGTCACTGGAATAACGGATTCACGCCAAATACTGGCTGGTATGTCATAGCGCAAAATAGTTCGGCTCAGAAAGATATTGCTTGCATATGCGCCAAGATAGTTACAGCAGCAGATACGATTAATGTTACTCCGCAAGGCAACATCAATGGTCCTTTAGCTGTATTTGAATTATCTGGTCTTTCTATAGGTGCTGTTATAGATTCATATGTATTGGCACAAGATGTAACAACACAAGCTGTATCAGGTTCATGGAACACTGTTTTGTCTAATGCTGGATTAAAAAGCACCAAAAATTCAGGTCTTATCATAGGCATGTTCTCATTTTATAGCGGCACAACTAAACCTACGCTGTCGGGAGATAATATACAAGAAGTCGATAGCCTAATTACTTATAGTCGATCTGCAATTTCTTTCAAAGACGTGTATACAAGTCAAATGTCCATTGCACTCACTGCAACAACAGCTGACACTGGAGCAGTCGGATTAATGACAGGCATTGCTATCCCTGATATATCAATATAAGGCAGACTTTATGGGTAGTTAAATTACTTTTAAATATATTTATTCGCAAGTTAGGAAGCGAGGAGGCGGGGAATGGGAGGGAATGATCCATTCGTAAAAGAATGGCAAAAATCCACACAGGAAATATTGAGCCGATTGGGGCGGATTGAGGGGATGCAGGAAATTGTTTTTAAACAGTGTGAACCAAGGCGCGAAAAGCTTGATGATGTAGAAACAATTGCAACACAAGCCATGGAGTCAACAAAAGCGGCACATCACCGTATTGATGGAATGCAAATGGATCGAGCTGAATTAAAAAAAGATTTAACTGAATTAAAAAAAGATCTAAAGGAATCAATAAAAGAAGAAGTAGCCGGAGTTTACCGAACCGCAATTATCATTGGCGGGGTGGTAAGCTTTTTTGTTGGCATAATGATGAGGGTAGTGATGAAGTAAATGAAAGAAAAAATATTGATATTGGCGGAATGGGTGCAAGCTTACTGGCTTGCGCTTATTTGTTTTCTCACGATCATTTGGTGTTTGTTTCTGTTTTTGCTTGCCGGTACCTGGTGGATAGCTTTTTTGCTCAATGGCCTATATGGTTACAAGTTTGAATTAAATTCTTGTTGGCAGGGCGTGACCGTTGCCGGTGTTGCACTTGGCTCTATTTTTGCGTTAGCGAAAGCTGCCTGGACAAAATATGATACCGATAGCAAAAGCAATTCAGCAGAGCAGCAAATGCCAGATTACGTAAACTTTTTAAAGAAATGAGGTGAGTTACATGATGAAATATGTAGGTTTTTATTTTTTGGCGTTAGGCCGGGCAGCTGAAGGGGAAATCGCTATTAACTGGCCCAATGTAGTATTTTTCGCAATAGCACTGGCGATTGGCTTCATTGCAGGAAAAATAGTTTAAAACGAATCTTCATTAGAATTAAAAAAACAAAAGGAGTTGTATGGAATATGAAACGAGTTACCTTAATTCAAGCAGAAAGATCGGGTGTTTTTGTTCTTCCCGATAATTTGGAATTCGACCAAGTAACTGGGTTATATGCCGATGATTGCACATTGAGTAAATATAATTATAGGGTGCTTGATGATAACAAGTCCGTGGACATTGAATCATATCATCCATGGAAAAATAAAAATGAAGTTATTACAGCAGATGTAAAGGACGTGGAAGCATGAAAGGGATTGATGTATCAGAAAATAATGGTGTCGTAGATTGGCAAGCGGTTGCGGATTCCGGTGTTGAATTTGTAATGGTTAGATCGTCTTACGGTTCTAACACAAAAGATTCTATGTTTGATGCCAATGTAGAAGGTGCTCATAACGTTGGTCTACAGGTTGGTGCATATCATTATTCGTATGCGTTAACTGAACAAGGTGCTATCAACGAAGCGTTATTCTGTAAGAAAGTTATAGAAGAGTCGGGGGTAGCATTGGAATTACCGATTTTCTTCGACATGGAAGATGCTGATGGTTATAAGAATCGCCAAGGGTTTTCGTTTGAACCGCAATTGATTACCGATATGTGCAAAGCTTTTATTGACAATATTGGTTTAAACTGTGGTGTATATGCTTCATTGTCTTGGCTGCAAGGCAGTATTGATTGGCAAAGCCTTGATTGCGCTGTATGGTCAGCGGATTGGGTAGATGTTGGCGAAAAGGATGAACATGGTAGTATTCTCGCGTGGCGGGAAGAGATGCAAAATGTTGATGTGGAAAATATTCCGGGAACAGATACAATCAAGGGGTATTTGTGGCAAATCAGCAATCGCATTGTTATTGGCGATAAGGAATTTGATGCCAATATTTTGTATTAATCCACGGTAGAAACACAAACTCAGCAAATAATAGAGTGGATCAAGACAATGAACTCCCTTATTTGCTGATTTTGTACACTATAAAAAGACAAGGGAGAGATTAACGTGAAAGAAGAAGTTCAAAACGATATAACAAAAATAGAGGCATCTATTGCACAAATGCAAGCCTCTGGTGCAGATTTATTCTCAGAAGAAATTAAAAACCTGCAGATCAAAATAGCAAATGCAAAAGCCGAAGCCGAAGCAGCAATCGATACGGTGCAAATAACAGATGAAGCAACGCAGGAAACGGCAACTGTTGGCACGGAACAAACTGATTTAGAAAAAATGAAAACAGCTATTGGTGTACTAGAGTCTGCCGGCAAAGATTTATTTAGTGATGCAATTAAAGTAATTCAGACAAAAATTGATGCGGCAGAAGTTGCTGTAAACAGTGAAGTGGAAAAAGCCGAAACCGTAGAAGAAAACTTTGTACAAAAGTACGGGGTTAATACAGCACGTGCGATGGAGATTATTCTCTTGCTTGTGATTCTATATAAATTGTTTTAAGGAGCTGAGGAATTTGAATAAAATTAAAGAATTTGTGCAAAAATATAAAGTGCCGATTATAGTCGGAATTATTATTATTTTGCTTGTTGGGGTATATTTTGCGGGCAAACATAGTGCTGTACAAACAGCAGAAGAAGAAAAACCCGTTGAAATATCGCAAGACATCCTCGATAATACAAATGCATTAGAAAATAAACTGAAGATATCCGAAGAAAACGCAAAACTTTTACAAACAGAGCTAGAAAAAATACAGGCGGATAAAACAACTCCGATTGCCAATTATTACGTGACAGCGCCGACGGTTGAAAAAGCTGCAACGATTGTTGAAAAGCAAATTGCAGATAATGATCCTACATTGCCACCGGCAGCCTTAGAAAAAACGGATCGAACCGTTGTTACAGCTATTACAAAAGATGCGGCAGGAAAAGAACTGGCACTAGATCAGCAAAAGGTCGATGTTTACAAGATCAATCTAAGAAAAGATCATCGAATCAAAGTTGGTGCAACGGTTCTGGACGATAAAATTTATGAAACAGTTGGTTATGAGCAAAACAGAATTGAAGCACTGGCACAATTACAAGGCAAAGATTTAAAAGGCGCGACCGTAACATGGACGGCTGTACAGTGGTAAAAATATAGGTGGTAAAAATATAGAATGACAAAAGGGCGGCACTGATACAAAATTGCATCGGTGCCGCCTTTTTTTATTTAGGCGATTTTTTGTTTTGTGCAGGATTTTTACTAGTTATATAAGTATTACAAAGATTAAAACTAAAATTAGGAGGTTTTTATGGATATTAGTGAACGGGGGAGTGCTTTAGGAGCCGCTGGTGTGATGGCTGGAGCTTGTAAACAAGATATAAATGAAGTGCACGTATGTTTTTTTAATTGTTATGAGAAAAACTTAGTCAATATAACATGTTATTTAGGTTTCATAATTAATAGTATATAATAAAATTATTTATAAATTTAATTAATAAGACAGGTTAAGCAGTTAATGAAGCGCGTGGTATTCCAATGTAAAATTCTATAGGAAATGTTTGAGTATCGGTGGTACCGCTCCAGGCGCACCAAAAATATGAATATCGATGCCTACATATTCACAATTACAAGCATAGATATATTATAAGTATGATAAAATGATCCAATAGAGATTTTTCTATTGGGTCTTTTTGTTTTTAAGATGTATATATTTAGTTCCTAATGAAGTTGGTGTCCTGTCCACTGATTGGCAATGTCAAACACCTTGGGGATGACATTGCCAATCAGTGGAAAGTACGCGTACAACCAAGATACGAAAAATTAAACGTTATGATGTTAAAGTTGTTTGGAAAATCTTAAACAACTACTGGTTGATTTTTATGTAAAAATTTCAAATAATGTTTGTTGGACATTCTATATATTTAGGCATAGAATTATTTTTGACAGTACTGTTAATTAAGATTAAGGATGATGTTTTATGTTAAATAATATAGAATTTGGAAAAAGAATTGCGTTATTGAGAAAAAATAAAAATTACACGCAAGAAAAAATGAGTTCCTTTTTAAATGTTACGCCACAAGCAATTTCTAAGTGGGAAAATGGTGATTCATTGCCAGATACAGGGATATTACCATTGTTGGCACAAGTATTAGAAGTATCTATAGATTATTTGTTAGTTGGCGAGATCCTGTTAAAAAAGACAAGCCCTTATGATAATCAATATCAAAAAGAAACTTATTATTGGGGGAAGGAGCCGTCTTTACTAGC